GTTCGTCCGTCTTTAGTTACATGTGTATCAGATCCACCGCCAGCTTTTTTAACTCTTCCATTATATAATTTACTCATTAGACTTTTCCTCCTTTTCTTTTCATAGCTCTTCCGCCACCAGCGTAAGCCATACCACCACCCATGAAACTTGATTTTTCGTCTTTCATTGGAGTGCCTTTATCTTGTTTTGCCATAGAAGCTTCTATAGCTTTTCCTCTTTTTTTTTCGTAGCCACTTAGTTTACCATCGTTATCTAAGTCTGCTTTACCTGGATTTTTTAACATTATTTTTTTCCTCCCTTAAATATTTGTGTTCCCTTTATACCATAAATACTCGCAACGACAAGGATCCATAAATTTGTAAACCATTTTGGAAGGTCCTGGAATTGGTCGAAGAACTCTTTTATCTTGGCAGAAGCGCCCGGATCGTCCGAGAAGACCCCCCATCCAATTATTAAAATTGGCAGCGTTAGCACGACCAAAACGAATTCGTCTTTCCAGTCCGATTGTCGGGCTTCTAGCAATTTTCCCGAGTATTCCAACTCTCCCGATGCCATCTTTTCAGCATGTTTGGCTTGTGCGTTAGCCATCATCATCTGAGTTTCTTTTTTCTTTTTATAAATGTGCGAACCAGCGTTCATTGCAAGTTTAAGTGCACCTAATATTGGAAATGCCATAATTAATTACCTCTTGGTTTCATCATAGCTAATCTTTCTCTTGCTTCATTAGCTATATCTTGTTTTTCTAAAGATGTTTCAGCTCTTAGTTCAGCTAATTCTTCATTCTGATCTAATTTTTCATCTTGATTTTGTTGATTCATCATAGCCTTCATACGGTCTAGATTCATTCGTTCTTTGCCCTCTTTTTCTTTTCTAGAGTTCTCTTGAGCTTGTAAATCTAGTTCTCTTGCTCTTAATGCAGCAATTGGATCATTACCATACTCTGAACTAATCTTTTTCTCTTCATCTGCAAAGTCTTTCATCATTTCAGACACTAAAATTGCTTTTCTACCTTCTATTTTCTCTTGTAGCATTCGCATTTCTTGTTGAAGTTGCGGATTTTGCGGATTTTGTTGCATCATCTGACCCATTTGCGCTAATTTAGGTAATTCTTCTTTAAATTCCATCTCAATTTGCTCTTGTGCCATTAAACTTATGTGTTCTAGTATGTTTTTTTGTATTGCAGCGCCAACTGCAGGTGCATTTTTTACCATATTAGTCTCCATAAAATTTAAATGCGCTGTAATGTGTGCTTGATGGTCTTGTCCAGGAAATGCTTGGAATGGTTTTCCGCCTAAAGCATCAATATGTTCTAATGCTGGGTCTTTTGGCATTGGTTGTTCTGGTTTTTTTAAAATTAAATCAATATCTTTTACACCTAACGCTTCATACATGTTTCTGTAGACTTCATATTGGTTATGAATTGCAGGATTAGAAGCTGCCAGTTGCATTTCCGTTTGAGCGAGTGATATCCGCTGCGTTTGAGAAAATATATTCGGGTCTGCAACCGGCAATATATCTATTCGGTCGTCGAAATCAGTTTGTTTGATTTGCTTTTGACCGCCAACAACATCATACGGATAAACTGGAGGTAAGTAAAGTTTAAAAACTCTCGCCATTAAACCAAACTCACGTCTCATAGAAGCATATAATCTTTTATGAATCGCTGACATTGTTCTAGATCCTCTCTCCAACAACGCAACTGTCGTACCAACCGCTGCTTGTTGGTTACCCTCTCCTACTTGCATATCTGCGATTGATGCAAATCTTTGTCCTGCACCTACAACAACACTCATCAATTGTAATAATGTTGGTGATGGTTCTTTAAACGGTAACGGCATAAATGCGTCTCGTAAATTACCACCGGGTGCATCGACATCTCTAAACTCTCCAGGTTGAATTGGTTGTGCTTCATCTCTCATCTTGATACCACGCATCTTGAATCCTGCTGGTAAATTAGACAAGGTTCCGGCGTCAAGAAGCGATCTTAATGCTGCAGTCGCTGATCTTGATAAACCACCAATCATATGTATCAAACCAAAACCATAAAAACCTAGTCCTGGTAAAAATTTAAAGTGTACAAAGTAATCTATTTTTTTCTTCATAGGATCACCAACTTCATAGTTTCGTCTAATAGATAAAACTTCACGTGACCCTTCTTCTAGTGTTACGATGTAAGGTAACTTAATTCCTGTAGGCTCACCATCTTGACCTGCATCTTCAAAACCTTCTATATCTAAATGCACATGGCATTCTAAAAGTGTAAACAATCTTTGATCTCTGCCTTTGCTTAGACCCTCTAGTTCACGTTCTTTCTTTTGTGTTGCTGTTTCGTTTTCTTGACCTGGTGTTAATTCAATGTCTCGATAAAAACCACCAACCTGTTGTTTTCTCAATTCGTTTTCTGACATCTTAACAACATGAATAATTGTTTCCGCATCGTCTAATGAGGTAGCCGTATACGGAACAACTAAGTCATCAGCAGGAACAAACTTAGATACTGTTCTCTGCATAATTTCATCGTAGTACACTTTTTTAAATGTAGATCCTGTAAGTGGTAAATAGAATAACATCTGATCGAACTCAGATTCGTATTCTTTCATTTCACCCATGATCTGGTAATTCATAAATTCTTTAACACGCATTGATTGCGCTTCTTTATCTGGAGTTGGCATTCCAACTATTTGAGTTCTAACAGGTCCACCTGCTGGTAATAATTCTTTGTAAGCTAATGATTGAAACTGTGTAACCGCTTCTGCTAATACTGGGTGAGTTGCACCGGATGCACCTTTAAATGGTTCTGTGTTTTCTTCATATTTAAATCCTAAAAGGTCTAGACCTTTTGTGTAAGAAGTTTCCCAATCTTTTCTTGATGCTTTGTAATCTGTAAAATTTTCGTACAAGTCATGACCTATTGGAGCTAGCACTTCTTCTGGAAGTAATTCTGCTAGATTAGCAAAATGATCGTCACCTTGTTCTTGGCTACCAAATGATGGATCAAAATTTATATCAACGCTGCCATCTTCGTTCTGTTGAACGTCAATTGGTTGATCAGGGTCTTGTTGTTGCTCTTCCTGTAGTTCTACTTCTAATTCGTCAGGACTTGGTATATTTATTGATTGCTTTACGTTTGGTAAAGACTTGTCTATTTCTGCCATTTATTTTCTCCAGTTTCACTGTCTTAACAGTATTATAATTAATATTCAACCCCTGTGGTGTTGGCCCTGATTTTGGTGGTGGTCCTGATTTTTTGCCTATCATTTAATTTCTTCTCTTATCTGTCTCAAACCTATATCAAGAGCTGCATCTGGAGTCATGGCTCCTCCAGCAGTTAGATCATCTATTATTCTATTAAGTCTTTCTTGTGTAGGTCTATCTTTATATTTTAAATATTTTTTACCATAATCTATTACTCCAGAACCACCGGCTAATTTTACCCTGTTGCCTGTTGCTGGTCGCAACAAATACGCCATCATCTGATTGTATTCTGCAATCTTCATTATAGTTTTAATATGCCAGCTAGCCCGCCGCTTGCCGCTCGGACCCTGCCACCTGTTGCATTTGGTTTTCTGCCTTTAGGATTAAAGTCTGTTAATATTTTTTCATCTGTAACTTGTTTTTTAAGTTCTAACATTTCTTGATCAGTTAATCCTCTTTGTGGATTTTTAGGTATCTCGATATCAAACAAACCTTCTATCTCTAACATTTGATCCATATCTTTCATACCACCACCTCTTGAATCTATTTCAAGCATTTCTTCAGCAAGGTTATTAACGTCACTTATGGAATTTCCAAAAGTATCAGAGAAAACATCTATTGGATCTTTCTTACCAATTTCAATTCCTTTTTTATCTAATATTCTTCTAGCTAACGCTCTCGTGAGTCCTGTCGCAGGGTCCAAGGAACCACCAGGTCTTTTAGGATTTAAAAATTCTTGTTTAACCGTTTCAACATCTTTTTCTAATCTATCCATTAATGGACTGCTATCTTCAAGAGATGCAATGCCTTCTTCTTTTTTTGTTATCTGTCTTACCAAAGGAAGAATTGTTCCTTCTTTCTTACCAGGTTTACCAACAACTGGTTTTTTAACTGAATCAAAAACTTTTTCTATTTGTTTTTTTAAAAGCGGTGTTACTTTTCCAAACTGTTGTTCGGCAAATTTAATTGCTTGAGGTATATTTCTAACTCCTCCTGATCTAACTAAGTTAGTTAGTGATAATAAGAATTTTGCTAATGCGCCCATAATTTTTTACCAATAATATTTATATTCTTTTCTCGGCAGTTTTTCATCCTCATAATCTTCTGGATGATTTAATAAACCGCCTTGTCTAAATCTCATAACAGCTTGTGTTGTACTATCAACCAAATCATCATGATCCCCATACGGGAAGGCAGCGCACTCTTCAATTACCTCTTGAGCGAACTGTTTATTCAAAGGTGCGTATATACTACCAGATTCAAATAAAGGTGCAACTGAATTAACACGAGTATGTTTATCGTTTCCTTTTGATGGTGTGTAGTTAACAACGGGTATACCCATATTTCTAAGTTCGTATGTTAGTGGTAGTCCTGATGCTTTAGCCTCAACGAGTACAGTTTCTGGTTGCCAGTAATCATATTGTTCTTTTGCAACTCTTCTTAATTCTGGAAACTCTAATCTATCTTTTATTGCATCAAGTAATATCATTTTTGGTGGTCCATCATCATTCTCACGAAAGATACCCCAAGTAGTAATCGCACTGTAGTCAGCAGTTTGTTTTTTCATGAATGCTGTGTCATAAGATTGTATGACATGATCCAATGGTGGTATATAATCTTTATCCCAATCCTTCCACCACTCACGTTTTAAGATTGCACCTTCTTCAGAAGTTGGGTTTTGCATCCACTGTGCATTCCATTTACCAAGTGATAATGAAGCCTTGACTGATTCTAGTTCATCGAGCTTCCAATACTCCGGCCATACAGGTTTACCACTCGGCATTATTGCCGGAAACTCTACCAAGTCCCACTGATCTGATTTGGGTTCTGATTGGTTTTTTAAAAGAATTCCTGTAAGGT